TCTACGACATGCCCGATCACTGGCCTTTTAAATGCATTAATTGGGACCGCGCCGCCGAACAACTACAACAAGATTATATATTGGTAACTTTTTGCCACCAAGGTTTTTGGATGCGTGTTTGAAGCACCCTTGCTCTTATTGCAATTAGAGCATGAAGCGAAAGGGTTGACGAATCCTGAAAACTGGTGCCGTCCAGAGTAACGACTGGCCTGTTCCTCTAAACAAGAGAGGTATTTATCATGTCAAAAACTAAGAAAACCGTGACAGCGGTAAATCTGTCAACCCTACAAGAGAATACATTCTTGAATATGTCACCAGCCCATGCTGTTGCCTACTCGCACTATGAGGAGACAGGTAGTCTGACGGATTTTTTTCAATTAACACAGGACGGTAAGGACTGGGATGAGGTGGTAACTAAAGGAAACTACTCAGTCATTATGGGCAACTGGTGCGCATTGTGTGCGACGGTTGATAGGAAGTGACCCATGAAAACATTACGACCCTTTCAGGCCACCAACAAGAGCCAAATACGCCAACAGTTTGCTAACCGCAACAGGGCGGTGCTGTATCAGGCGGGAACAGGTTCTGGTAAAACGGTTGTAGCCACAGACATCATGAGGGGTGTCAGGGACAGCCACCAGTACGCTTGGTTTGTTGCTCACCGCAGGGAACTCATCGAACAGACGCACCGCACCCTTTATGACATGGGTGTGAACTCAGGTATTATTATGGCTGGTCACAAGCTGAACCAGCACCTTCAGATTCAGGTATGCAGTATTGGCACCCTTAACGAGCGGTTCATCAAGAACGACAAGCTCATAATTCACAGGGAGCCTAAACTGATTATTTTTGATGAGGCACATCGTAGCCTGTCAGCGTCCTACATTAATTTAAGAAAAAGATTCCCAGACGCATACCTTCTGGGCCTGACTGCCACACCTATCCGGTCTGACGGTAAAGGTTTGGGCCACATGTATGATGCGATGGTTCAGGCACCAGACATAGGTGAGCTGATTGAGCTGGGGTATCTGGTGCAGCCAAGGTACTTCACGGGAGCCACCGCAGACATGGAAGGGGTCAAGACCCAGAACCATGATTATGCCGCAGGAGAGCGCGAGGCAAGAATGAATAATGCTGACTTGCGTGGAGACGTGGTGGAGCAGTGGCTTCGTCATGCGGAGCGCAGAAAGACATTTGTGTTTGCCTCAGGGATCAAGCACTCAAAAGCTCTGAGGGATGACTTTATTGCTGCAGGAGTGAGGGCGGCTCATGTTGATGGTGACACCCCAACATGGGAACGTGACGACATCATGAACGATTTCAGAAACACGGACAAATACGAGGTGCTGACCAACTGCATGGTATACACGGAAGGCACTGATGTGCCGGAAGTTGGTTGTGTCCAGTTAGCTTGCCCAAGTAAGATCATATCCAAGTACATTCAGATGGGGGGCCGCTGCTTGAGGCCGCATGAGCCGTCAGGGAAGACGGACTGCATCATCCTTGACCACGCTGGCCTGATCGAGCGCCACGGTTTCTTGGAGGCTCCTGTGCCTTGGGAGCTGAGCACTGAAGGCAAGATCAGTAATGTGATCCACGCTGCAAGGGAAAAAGAGCTAAAAGAATTTGTATGTGATGACTGTGGCTGCACATTTTCAGGAAGAGTACGCTGTCCTGAGTGCGGAAAGAAGCTGGAGATACCAGCTCAGCACGAACTTATATCAACCACCGAAGAACTGATCGAGGTAACTCGTGGGGCTTTGGGGGTTAAAGCGAATGACAAACAGAAGGTGTACACCAAGGCCGAGAAACAGAACTTCTATTCACAAGTGCTGGCATATGCAGGTGGCGATAACCCAAGACGCAAAAAATACAATAGTGGTTGGGCAGCGCACACCTATCGTGCAAAGTTCGGGGTCTGGCCCAGAGGTCTGAAGAAAACAAAAGCCCCAGTGGGAGACCTTGTGGTAGCATTTATCAGGGCCAAGAATGCGGCCTACCATATCAGGAGAAACTACAATGCTCAGAGGTAACGAAGGAATAATGAAACTAGCCCACGGAAGGTGGCCTAACATCCTGATGCACTTTGGGGTGGACGAGAAGGCCGTCAGTGGCAAGCACTCTCCGTGTCCCATGTGCGGAGGCAAGGACAGGTTCAGGTTTATCTGCTCTGAAAACGGTGGTCGCTGGATATGCAACCAGTGCGGGTCGGGTGACGGTATGGATTTGCTGCAGTCTGTTCTTAAATGTGATTTTAAATCCACAGCAGAAAAACTGAGGCCGATTGTCTATGGTTTCCCAATGGCTCCACCAAAACATGGGCCAAGTAAGGCTGACAAGAAGAGGCACTTGATGAAAAATTTAGAGATATGGAAGGAAGCAGACACAGAGTCACAGGGGCTGGAAGAGTATCTCCAGTCCCGTGGGCTGCTGTATGACGAGTTTTGTGGGGCCGATTTGAGGCTTCACCCCAGCCTGCCGTTTTATAACGAGAATGGCGAGATGCAAAAAAAGATGCCTTGTATGCTGGCGAGGATATCCACCAGAGAGGGCAAGCTTGCAGCCATTCACAGGACGTACCTGCACGCTTGTGGCGACGGAACGTTCAAAACAAAGAAGAAGATCACTGTTCCATCCAGAGAGTGGGGTGGCGGAGCGATAAGGCTGTTCCCGTGCAGGAAGGAGAACCGGATTATCGTGGGCGAGGGGATCGAGACTGTACTATCTGTCAGGGCGCATATTATGAGGGTTCATAAAATCACCATCCCATGCTGGGCTGGGATCAGCGCTAACAACCTTGAGAAGATTGCGATACCTGAACACATCTCAAACATCATGGTGGCTGGTGATAATGATCTATCTTTTACGGGACAGAAGTCAGCGTACATTCTCGCCAACAGGCTGGTGGTACATGACAAACGAAGGGCAACGGTAACCCTCCCGTCTAGGGATGGGAACGATTTTAACGATCAAATAAAGGAGACGACTTATGGATAAGTTTCAGATCGCAGACAAGCCCTCAGGCCCATGGCTTGAGCTGGACGAGTACAAGACGCCGCAGCAGGCGCTTGATTCAGGAAGAGCCAGTTTCCAGTGGCCTGTTGTATGGGTGGCGAAAATGAGACATGTTGATGCCAGTGATGTTATGCCCCCGATAGAGCAGTTTATGGGTGAGGTTTCAGAAAGGCTGGCTACTTTACATGGCGGGACAGTAGCAGAGCAGGTTACTGAGCATCTGAACAAGAACTCAACTGTTCTGGTTGATCTTGTGTGGGAGGCCGTGGACATGATTCTGGGTCTGGACGACAGCAGGGTGTTTGTTCCTGCGAAGAAAAAAAGCTACAGCAGAGACATGCAGGTAAGACCGATGGACTTCGGGCTTATGGTGCATTATGACCTTGCTGACGACAGTGATCTTCAGGGCAGCAAACCGAGCCTCAAGGACTTAATATGAGCAGGGTCTTCTTTATAACCAAGAAGGAGCATCTGGCTGTCGTAGCACAAGGCATCTCGGAGATGGAGATACCGGAGTTCGGGATTCATATCGAGATAAAAACGGGCAAGAGAACACTGAGACAGAATGCAGCTATGCACGTTTATTTCAAGAACTTGTCCGAAGCACTTAATGATGCTGGCCTTGACATGAAGCGGGTGCTTAAACCAGAGATAGACATCCCGTGGTCAGCCAAGACCGTGAAGGAGTGGCTGTGGAAGCCCATACAGGATTACGTTATGGGCGAGAAGTCCACAACCAAGCTCAACAGGGCAAACGTGAGTGAGGTTTACGAGGTTCTTACGAGGCACATGGCTGAGAAGTTTGGGTTATCTGTACCGTTCCCTCAGAACAGGTACCCAGAAGAATAACGTGCATAGAATGCACCAAGGTGGTAAAGTAAGACATGGCAAAAAGCAAGATAAGGGCTTCAGCGAGGGGGGAGGAATGTACGGTAAGGCTGCATTGCTGCAATCGCAACCCAGAGACCACGGTGTTTGCTCATGCCCCAGTCCCTCACAGGGCCGGTATGCGCAACCACAATCACTGGGGTGCATATGCCTGCTCTGATTGTCATGATAGGCTGGACGGGAGAGATGCGTGGCTCCATGAAGTCAACTCAAAGAGTGAAGAGTGGCTCAGGGCTATCGCACTTACACAGGAGATTTTAATTAAGAAAGGATTACTGGTCTGTTCGTAATGGTTTATGAAAACAAAGAGGATCGGGACAAAGAGAGATATGCAATACGCCGTGTCAGGGGTTTTCTTAAAGAGGCGTGGAAAGGGAAGGTCTCATGTAGGCAGACAGGCACACTGAGCCACGAGGACTTTATCGTTATCTGTGAGGAGGATACAGTTGGGATAGGTGAGGTAAAATCCAGAAATTATCCAACAATCTTTTTTAAAGAGCATGGCTGGATAATGGAAAATGCGAGGATGGACAGCCTGAGGGCCAGAGCGAGAAAGCTTGAGGTTGATCTGATTTTGTTGGTGCTTCACACGAGCGATAAGGATGTGTTTGTGGTGTCAGAAGAAAAGCTGGCTCACAACAAAAACCAGTTAAAACCGTCAAGTGGTAAAATGATGAAGGATGACCACGGAAGAACAGGGTCGAAAAAGAAAGGGTTTATCATCCCTTTTAAACTACTAACCAAAACACAGGAGAATTAAAATGGCTTCACTAAATCAATGTAATTTCATAGGCAACCTTGGCACTGATCCTGATATCAAGTACAGCGCTTCAGGGGCAGCTATTACCAATATCAGTATCGCATGTTCCGAGAGCTGGAAAGACAAACAGAGCGGCGAGAAAGTTGAGAAAACAGAATGGGTTCGTGTCGTGTTTTTTGGCAGGATGGCAGAGGTTGCTGGTGAGTACCTGCGTAAAGGTTCACAGGTATTTGTTAGTGGCAAGATGCAAACTGATAAATTCACAGACCAGAACGGGGTTGAGAAGTATTCGACCAAGGTCGTGGCTCGTGAAATGAAGATGCTTAGTTCGAAGGCTGGACAGTCGCCACAGCAAGGTGGGTTCAGGAACCCTGCTAACCAGTCTGGTGTGGGGGTTAACACCAAGGACTCTGGTTCTGGTGACGGTGATATCCCGTTCTGAATCAATAACTTATGGCACGTAAGAATGAAAAAAAAATTAGCCTCGCTGACCTTCTTAGCAAGGAAGGCGAGGCTAATGCCGATTTTTATAAAGACGAGCCGGAAAAGCGCAAGAACCACAAACGAAACAGGGTTCCGCGCTCACGGTTAATGACTACAAAGGGGAGCGAATATAAGCGCAGGCTCTCCGGCGATGCAGCAATGGACATCAAGTACCACGAGGTGGCACGGGAGTTCATCAGCAATGGGTTCAACCAGACGAAAGCCTTTGCCTCCGTGTTCGGGAAGACCTTAAAAAAGAGCAGTTCAAGGGCTTCAATCGTTTTCAATTCAGCGTGGATGAGAAGCCTGATACTGGAGATGGTGCAAGGCACTGACGGCGATCTTGAGGAGATGCCAAAAGAGTATCTGTTAGAGAAGCTTGTCAAGCAGATCGAGTCCAATGTACTGGACTATATAGACAATGATGGTTCATTTTTGAATGTAAAAGAACTGAAGGCCTTGCCATTGTTCGCGCAGCAGATAATAAAGAAGCTGCAGGTACACACATGGCACGTCCCTGTTATGGAGAGAAACGAGGGTGGGGAGATGGAAGAGGTGGCTCAGATCAGGCATCAGAGAGTGCAGCTAGAGCTGTATGATAAGCAGAAGGCTTTAGAGTTATTGGCTAAAGCGCAGCGTTGGATTGCGTCGGTGGACGAGCAGAACCTTAACGTGTTCCTTGGCCCAGACGCCATGATTGCTGCAAACAAGAGAATAGAGAAATTAAGGAGAGATGATATTGAAGGCGAATATGAACGAACTACCTCAGATTGATGCACAATTTGAGCATAACGTAACGCCGGAGTATGCTAACCAGTTACTGGATGAGCTTTTGACCAAGCTCACTCTGGATCAAATCTCGTTACACTCTGGTATTTGCAGGCGCTCATTGAGCTACCTGAGGCACAGGGGTATTCAAAATTACCCATGGCAGTTGACGCTTGAGGTCTTGGCTGGGGTTAAGAATATCCACTGATGGAAGCGCTCAGGTTTGAGACGCAAGAAGAGGCGAATGACTTTGCTGATTGGGTCATGTCGTTTTCTGACGATCCTTATGAGTGGGTTTTAGCCTGTTACCCATGGGATGATCCTGCCACCAGACTGGCAGGGTATGATGGCCCAGATGAGTGGCAGACTAAAGTCCTGAGGGGGATAAGGGACGATATCAGGGCCGGTAAACGAAACATACGAATCTGTGTTTCATCAGGACACGGTGTTGGTAAGACCGCGCTTGTAGCGTGGATTATCCATTGGTACATATCCACCCACCCAGAACCACAAATCGTCGCCACCGCCAATACAGGTACGCAGCTCACGGACAAGACATGGCGTGAGCTTGCTGTCTGGAAGGGACTGGCTATCAACGGTTTTCAGTTTGACTGGAACGCCACCACTTACAGGTTCATCGGGCAAGAGGCCACATGGTACGCAACAGCGACGAAGTGGTCAGCTCATAATTCAGAAGCTTTTGCCGGTACACATGAGCAAAACGTACTCATGATTTTCGATGAGGCCTCAGGAATCGACGACGTTATCTGGGAAGTGGCTGCAGGCGCTTTCACTTCCCATGGTGGTATGTGGCTGGCCTTCGGAAACCCTACTCGAAATTCAGGCAGGTTCTACGAGGCGGCTTTTGGCAGGCAGCGCAAGCGCTGGGACACCTATGTTGTAGATGCCCGTAAAGCCAAGATGAGCGACAGTGTGTTGATCCAAGAATGGATCGACGACTGGGGTGAGGATTCAGATTATGTCCGTGTGCGAGTGCGTGGCCTGCCACCGAAACAAGGGCCGCTGCAGTTCATCAGTAGCGCCATTGTTCACAATGCTGTTAACAGGAAAATAGAAGCAAAAGAAATCTCAGACCGTATTCCAAGACTGATGGGATTCGATGTTGCCAGACAAGGTGACGACAGCAGTGCGGTGATCATGAGGCAAGGCCGCAAGGTACTGGAGATGGCTGACGGTGAGTATGTTCACAGCTTTAATATCAGAGACATCACAAAGCTGTGCCTGAGGGTCTCCGAGCTGATCATTGACAACTACCCAGACATCGTGTTCGTGGACGGGACGGGGCTGGGGGCTGGGGCGGTAGATTATTTAAGAATGTTGGGCCATGACAATATCGTCGAGGTTCATGCTGGAGAAGACG